CCTTTACGGATACCTGCTTAGTCTCACCGTTGACTGCAATGTCCACGATCTGATCGTCAGAAGCTGTCAGAGGCTCATCGTCCTCATCATCGTCATCTTCTTCGGCCTCATCATCGTCTTCATCTGGGTCTTCAGCTTCGTCCTCTTCAGGGTCTTCAAGGTCTTCTTCGATGTCTGTATCGTCATCTACGTCTTCGAGTTCATCCTCTTCAACCTCTGTCTCTTCGAGGTCTTCGGATGTTGCATCCTTGTCTTCGACTTCGGATAGGCTTTCACCGTCCTCCCATCGACCTAAGATTGCTTCTGCCGCGTCATCAATATCTAATGCACGGGGCTCAGAGTTAGTATCTTGCACGTTATCCATGGTGCTACTGATCCTCTTGGCTGTTGTCGCCATTTGCTGCTTCGTGGATGCTGTTACGCACTTCCACTCGCTGTTTAAGTGTGTTCACCACGTCTACTAATGCGCGATAGTGGCTGTAGGCTTGCTCACGTTTCTCCCGGTCCTCTGGCGATGTGTTGACAAAGGTTTGGAAGGTCTGTTCGACAAGTTCGTTGATGACAGAGGTGAATGCAGAGGCACCGATTAGCGCCTCCGCTTCATCTCCAGCCATCACAAGTTGCTCTTCTTGTGTAGGCATAGGTTATCCTATTGGTTTAGCCGTTAGGGCTTGCGATTGCTCGGACATCTTCAGCACTACGCGCAATCTCAAGTTCTTGGAGGTTGACGTATTCTTTGTGCTCTTGCTGGCTCTCTTGGAGGTCCATCTTGTCCGATTTGAGTGCGAAGTCTGCTTGCGCCTGCATCTGCTGCATTTGGAGCTTCATCTTCGCAATTTCAGCGTCAAACTGTGCCTTCATCTCTGACACGGCTGTCTGACGTTCCTGAATTTCTAGCTGCTTCTGAGCCATCTGCATTTGCATCTGCTGTGCTGGATCAGGCTGCGGTGGAGGTATCTGTGCTGGGTCTGTAAGGAAGTCAGCAACATTCTTGATACCAGACTTCTCAAGTACAGCAGCCAACATCTTGAACTTCTTGTCGGGGCCATACATCTGACCCAGTGTTGGGTCTTGTGAGAAGAGGGTGTGAAAGGCCAGGTACTTCTGCACCATGGTCTCTTGGTCGCCATAGCCAAGGTGGAACTCGACTTGCACATCACGCTTGTCAGTCCACTGCGCAGGGTTGATCTGCACATAGCGACCAGCCAACTCTACGATCTTCTCTTCACTCTCGTTCTCTACGACTAACTGGTAGACCAGAGTAAACAGAGGCTTCAAGAAGTTGTTGGCGAAGTTACGGGCAATGATCTTTTGGCGCTGCTGGCTCATAGTAGCCAACTGTTCAACCATAGCAGCTGAGTTCTGCTTGCTTATGGCATCCTTGTTGAGGCCCTGCGATAGGCGAGACACACCAGAAGTATCCTCTTTGTCTTCGTCAAGCATCTGAATGGTCTGGAAAACAAACGGGTTCAGAGAGGCCTGCTGCATCGGAGAGATAGCATCAGGGCGTGTGACGTTGACGATACCACCAACACGGTTGTCGATAAGCTCACGAGGGTTCGTAAGGCCACCTTTGACTACAGTGTAGCGTGGGTTGTTTGTGACCATTGCGTGGTCGAGGATGGAGCGTGTCAGAACTGTACGAGCGTTCTGGATACCCACGAGCTTGTCAGCAAAGTTGTTGCCATGGAAGGCATGTGGGATCGGAAGCGGTACAAAGGCCACGAATGGGCGGCGGCTGACCATCTCTTTCTCTAGTAGAATGTTTGATGCTTTGACTACACGGTACAGATCGGCTGTGCCTGTGCCCTCGACATCCAGCTCAATGTAAGCCTCTACTACAGTTACCTGTCGTGTCTGGCGCTGGTAGCCTTTGTCGTTGAAGCCACGGTCTGCACCAATGTCATCAAAGCGAGATAGTATCTCTGGGTCATTGTCGAAGTCAGTGTCTTCGTTGTCAGAGATTTTAGCTACTACGTCTTCATCATAGCCCATCTCAATGAGGTCAGAGATAGACTTCTTGGTGCGGTGAGCACAGAAGCTGACAGTATCGAGAGACTTTGCTTGGGGTTCAATGAGGAATTCTTCAGGAGCAATCGCCTCTACTTTTACTTGGGATGTATCGCGATACACACGCAGCTCACCGCTGGAGATACCGTACTCATCCTCAACGATCTCTTCGATCTCTACGTTGTCTTGGGCAAGCAATGCGTCCAGCTCATCCTCAGTCAAGTCTTCTACTGCTTCGATGTGGCTCTCAGACTGCTTAGACCAGTAGACCTTACAGATACCAGCACGAGCTATGAGACCATCATGTATGACTGTCTGCATTGTCTCAAAGAGGTTGTTCTGACGGTGGAGCACATAGTCTGTGTACTCTGTGCAGACTTCTGCCATTGGTACATCTTCGGCACCTTGCGGAGTAAAGCGGAGGGTCTTGTTGCCTGTGCTGAATGTCTCCAGAAGTGCAGCCTTCATGCTCTCTACGGCATCATACACATCTTGGCTGACATACTTGCTGTTACCATCGTGCGCTGGGCGTGGAAGCGATGCGCTGTAGTAGTCCATTACCTTGCGGCGCTCTTTTGATAACTCGCTGTCATAATAGCCAATGGATCGGCGAAGGTTGGTGTCTACGATTGATACGATCTTTTCGTCATCAATGGCTTTGTATTCTTCTTTTGATTTCATGTCTAAACCATCTCAATGTAATAATCATCGACTGCCTCTATTGGCTCCCAAGCACCCTCATGTATGTGGTTTGCTAGGGCCAAAGACATTACGCAGTCATCGAAACACCCGGCTTCAGCTTCCATGGCACCGCTTTGGGTGACGATGTAAGTAAGCATCTCTCGGATAGTGACCTTATCGTTAAGTTCGATCTTACCCTCACGAACTGAGGCCCTGAGTTCATCGATAATCAGGGGTTTTGTCTTGGAAGTGGTAGTAAAGCCCAACTTAATGGTCTCTTTGTCTGTCAACTTGTCTACCTGCACCTCTGTGTAGAAGTGGGGGTAGGCCATGTCTTTCCCAAGACGGGTACACGTTAAGATACCGTGGCTGTTGTTCTCTACGATGATGTAGGCAAAGTTAAAGAACTCACCTAGCTTGTAGAGCACCTCAGCGAAGTAATCTGGATGAACTTGGGCACGATAGGTCGCAACCTGTCGTTTCTTACTGTCTAATACTTGAGCGACTGAGAAGTCACCGCCTCTGACACCCATGGCGACATCAGCACCGATTGTGTACTGTTCACCGGGGTCAAGTGTTCGGTATAACGTCAGTTCTCCTCTGACATTCTCAAGCCAGTCATCACCTTCCAGCGCAAGCCTTTGCTTAGGCTCTGCCGCTTCTGCTAGACTTTCCTGTAGCCCCTCTGGGTTAAACACAGGACGCCCAGTTGTCAGGAAGGATTCTTCTGGCTCGGCTGGATATTCTTGACGGAAGAGGTCGATGCCGTTCTGTGCGACCTTGCGGCGTCTGAACATGAGTTGCTCATCGTCAAGGCCATACTTCTCACACAGCTCTTCTTCCTCTGGAGTTCTCTCGAAGTTCTCCGGCACTGGCTCACGATACTCTGGATCAATGTACCAAGGAATAAACACTGGCACATATCCATTGGTTCCTTCTACGGCACCTTTCCAAAGGTCATAAAAGATACCAGTGACACCATTAGCGGTGCTTTCAACAAAGATGGCAGTGCCCTTCTTGTTGGGTACAGCCTGTGTCATACCATTCCAGTTCTCCAGAGCGGTAGACTTCTGCCAGAAGGCAAGCTCAGAGGCGTGGACATGGGTCAGGGTCTCACCGCGCCCAATGCTTTCACCACCAGCTGTCGCAACAACAAACGAGCTGTCTAGGACATCAAACGTAAGTTCCCGGCGAGAGCTGTACTTAGTGTGAGGCTTGAGTAACTCAGGGCAGTTCTCGTGGTATCTCTTGGTCATGTCGAAGAGGGCACGGGTACTGTCGGAGTGGTGTGTGACAACCATAGCCTTGCAGGCTTTGCGCTGAGACACGTTAAAGTATAGATAGCCGCCAACGTAGGTCGATAGACCCTGCTGTCGGGCCTTCAAGATGATAATGCGTACCTTGCCTTCAGTCTCCATCTGGTCCTCTACGGCCTTCTGGAGAATGCGCTGGGCTGGCTTCAAGTTGAGTGACTTGATGTCACCGTCCTTGGTTCTGATCTTGAGGGCTGACTTACTGTAAAAGTCAAAGTCATCGTATAGTTTGCGGCGTACTACTTTAAGTCTCTTGTCCATCTTCGGCTTGCTCATCCTCTGGAGTTACTACTAAGAGCGACTCCAAGAATGCTTCGGCTTTACCTATGGTGACTTCGCTCTTTGCGGCAGGCTTAGTCTTGGTGAAGTCCAAGACCATTCGTGCTGCTGTTAGGCGGTCCCGGTTTTGTCCCGGTTCACGCATGATTTCTACTGCTGCCTTGAGTGCCTCAATGGCATACACGTCATCAATGTCATTCTCTTTGGCCATGATTGCTACGATCCTTTCAGCATCTGCTTTTGCCTGTTTCCTGATCGGCGTGATCATTTCGAGGGTATAGCCATCAGGTGTTCCCTGTGGCCTGCCTCCGTTCTTACGCTTTTTTGTTGACCACTGCTTTCTTAGAGCCCTTCCCTCTTCGGTTTTCATTAGGTTTGTGAAGTAGTTGTTTTCTTTTGGAGTCGCCCTGTTCGGGTGGGTCAACTCTTTCTTCGGTGCCTTTTTTCTTGGTACTTTGGGCACTGGCATCTTCTACTCCTACTAATGTTCCTATGATCTTGAGGGTCGTTGGGCAGGACTTACAGAACACAGGGGCTGGGAGTGCCGCTGCCATCTCTGCGAGTACCTTGTCTTTGTCAGAACTGCTGAGGCTAGACGCCTTTATAGCTTCGATGCCCTGTAAGAAGGGCACCAAGTCAAATGCTGTCTTATTCACGATTTGCTTCCTTGAGTGACAGATGCCCCCGAAGGGGCACCTTAGTTATGCGGAAAGAATACCGGGAGCCATCATGGGCTCTTCGTCTTCCTCTGATCCAGCGGCAAGCAGTCCCATAGCGGATACCACAGCAACAAGAGTTGCGAATGGATGACTGTAGAACTGGATTTTACCGTTGTTTGCCTTCTTGAACTCATCGCGTATTAGCTTGGTATTGATAGGCATAAGCTCTTTAGCGAGACGTGGGTTCATAAGGTAGAGCCACATTGGGTCAACAGACAGCTCTGCTGTTTTGTTTGTATAGCGTCTGTACCGTTCCATATGGGCTTTATAATTTGCTGCCAGCTGTGGAGACTGAGCATTGTTCAGTAAGTGCATTATCTCACCAAATTCTCGTGCAGGCACTGTCTCGGACGGGTTGGACTCCGTAAATCCCTTACCTGCCTCTTGGAAAGCCTGTATTTCCTTTATGGCTGGATGATCTTTACCAAGTCCTTCAAGAATAGGCTTCATAACAGAAGTGTTATAGCTATTTTTACCTACTTGATCCAACTGTCCAGAAAATGGGTTTTTAACCGTGCCCATTCCAAACATACCTTTACCGTCCATATTACCTTGAGTAAGAGCGTGGCCCATCTCATGTAATGCTGTCATTAGACTGGTAGTAGAAGTGATCTTATTGCCAAAGATAGAACCACCGGGCTTAACAAAGAACACAGAGCTGCCAAACCCTTTATTGCTAGGACTCCATTGGTGAACAGCAGCTGTTCCCCTAGGTGAACCTGTCGCTTTCTGTAACGCAGTGCCAGAGTTCATCATTCTAGCTGTTATGCCAAGAAGCCTTGCCACCTCAAGAGCCTGATCCACGTCTTGAATGCCATTCTCGTACTTACTGCCTTTACGGCCAATCTCAATGATTGCTTTAGCCTCTGGCATAGCCTTTTTGACGGACTTTGCTGTGGGCTTCTTTACCTTTTTGGGCTTTGTAGGCTCGGCATCAAGTGGGGCCACTTTTGGGGGTTCAGGTTGTTGAGCCAAGGCGGGTTGCGTGGGTTGTCCACTATCGACTGGTCCACTTGGACTAACAGTTCCCGCAACTGTGGGTCCATCTGGTCCACTAGGGCTTGGAGCTGGGGGGACAGGTGGGACATCTTTAGCTTTCTGCTGCTGCTTTACCCTCTCCATGTAGGGAGTGAGGTAGGTTTCTGCAAGTTTAGGCTTCATTAGATTGCTTGTGGCTCGACTAACGATAGCTTCCAGAGAAGCAACGGGGTCTTTGCCTAAGTTCAGCGCCATGCTGTCGAAAGCATCAACTAAAGTGGCACGATCTTCAGCTAGAATGGACTTATCGTTGTCCATCTTGTCACGAAGAGTTGCCAGATAGGCTTGGTTGCTGTTTTTGCCAAGCTGCCGTTCTATTGGGAGCTGTGGTTCAATAGGCTTTTGGCCCTTCTTTGGCTTCTTAGACTCAAAGTTGAGGTTCTTAGAGCGAATGAGAGAGGTCACATCGTTCAGAGGACTTCCGTCCATGATGCTTTTGCCTGTAGCCAGTGATTGCTTGTAAGCACGGATTGCACGTTTACGTTCCGCAGTAGTGTTTGGGTTTGCCAACACATCATCAAGTGCCTTCATAATGTCAGCATCAAGTTCAGCTACCGTGCGTCCCTGTGGTCCATAAGTCTCAATGATGGCAGAGTGAACTGTACCGCGAGGTGAGTTGGGAAGTGGAGGTTCGCCATTAGCATACTGCTGTGCATTCCGCTTTGCCTCTTCCTCATCTAAAAACTGCTTCTTCTGGCCCTCTTCAAACTTACGGCGTTCAGCATCAGCTTTCTGCTGTGCCTTCTCAGCCTTCTGTCTTTCGACTTCTGGGTCTGGTTGATTGCGAAGTGCAGCTTCCGCAGCTCTACGATCTTTAGCTTCTTGCTTTAAATCACGAGCTGCTGGTGCTGTTGGATCAGAAAGACCATCGCCTTTGCGGTTCTTTTTGACGAAACGGTTGACCTTGGACCTGCGCCCAGTGACTGCATCGATGGCACGACCACCAACCACGAGGGGTATCTGTGCTGCTAACGATCCGCCACCAGTTGCTAAGGCTGCACCAGTGTTGATGTTCCCTGCTACCATACCAGCTGGATTATAGGCTCTACCAATAGAGGGCAGTGGGTTAAACATATCGGTGAACTTAGACACACCGCCTTTAAGACCACCCGCATATACCTCGGTGAGGACGTTGGAGCGGCGGAAAGTGTTAAGGAGTGCCTGCCCTTCTCTCGTGTTACCAAAGCGATCTTGCATGAAGTCAAAGTTTTCTTTGGTTACTGTAGTGCCAACTTTGCCTTTGGATTGACGTATTGCCTGCTTAAAGAAAGCCTTGTCCTCTGGACTTAGCGCCTTGATCTGGCCCTTCTCTGTCAAAGAGATTACCTGAGATTCTAAGTCTTTCAGCAAGACATCACGGGCACCTTCAAGAGTTTGGTTGGCACCTTTCTTGGAGCTGGAGTCAATGTCCTTGAGGTTGTAGCCATTCTCATCAGCAACACGCTGCAACAATGTAGACACATCAGATGCAGCTTGGGTTGTCTCAGGGTCTAGGTCTTCTTTTGGCTTAAAGACGATCTCGCCTGTCTTAGTCACTGTGTTTACAACAGAGCTGATACCTTTGGATGCAGTGCCGCCAATAAGGGCAGCATCGCCCATGCGCTCAATAACTTCCTGCGGTACATACTCGCCACCTTGAACAGCAGTACCACCAATTACCAAGCCCTCTTGTACGCCTTCTTGTACGCCTTCGCGTATGAACTTCAGTGTAGCACCACCGCCCTTCAGAGGCGTAAGTTCTACAAGCCCAGAGGCTACAGCAGACGCAAGGTCTGTGGCTGTGGCAGTGGGATCAAGTCCCTGTTCTTCCTTCTCGGCACGGTTGGCACCAAGGGCGTTAGTCACGCCATAGGCAGTACCACCAATAGCAAGGCCTGTACCGATGATAGGGGCAGAGGTTGCTGCAAGCCCAGCGCCAATAGATGCGGCTGCACCACCAGCGACCTGTGGGGCTGCTTCAGCAACACCATAGGCAAGGGATTT